CTGACATTGTCATGACTCGAGAACATCTCTGGCACGAGCTGAATCTTATTCTTGATCAGTTCGTTACCTGGCTGGTAGCTGGGGGGACACCTTTGTCTCACTGCTCCCACTGCCTTCTCCTCCCAAACCCGAAACCGGAAATTGCCCATCTTTTCCCTTGTTTCTGTAAGGACCTCCTCTCGCTTTTTCCTCGGTTTCACAAGTGTGATCCCCAGAGTTTTCGCCAGCAGGTGGTGGAGTTGGTGCCCAATTGTACATTCGCAATGATTGACGAGATACTCAGTCAAAAGGCTCCCAAGGGACCTAAAGCGATTGCACGTTGGGTTCGGCGCATCACCCGTCTTAAGGATCGTACTCGTACTCATCTCGAGCTCGTCCTTGAATTTTATCAAGACAGGGGTTGTACCGCGGTGCCTACCCTGCACACTATTCTTAATACTGCCTTATATTTATCCGTACTGGATCTCTGTGGACTTCAGGAGAAATACCTGAAGTTCAAGTTTTGTTACTCCGCCTGTATTGCTCTTAAGCAGACCGAGTTTCCACAGAGACCCTCCTTTCTCAGTCCTGATGACCGTTCCGACCACCTTCTTTTTGGTGGCGGATTCTGGATCTTTCATCGGCACATGTTACACCATGCTGATCTTCAGTATGGAGTTGAGCTTACTCAGCTCAAGAAAGGTGCTTATACTGTCGAACAGCTTCTTGTGAATGCTGCCGTCAGGACATGCCACGGATTACTCACGACCACACGTAAGAGCCCCGATCCTCCTGAGGAGGACTGGGGCCCGCCTGGTGTTGATCTTTCGATCGAGGCCCTCTGCGCACATGCAGATTGGGTCGCCGGCCGATTCTTTCCACCAGGGTGGTATACTCCTGGGCCGCTACAGGCCCCGAGTATAGCCGGCCATGTACTATCTACACGCGAGCGCTGCGGCGCACTTGGCAGTTTTTGCCTATCGCGGGATGGCTTGGCACGTGATGATAAACTCTCTCCCACGTTACTGGATACTTTACCTGATGATCCTGATGATTTCTGCCTTCCTTGGCTTTTATCTGATGATCAGTGGATTTCTCGGACAGGCCTCGTCTTCGGACCGCCTGTCTCCGAGCTTCCATTTGAGGATATTACCCGCCACCTTATGAATAGACCAGTCGAAAGGCTGAATCTTGTTCGTACCGTTGGGCTCCCTGAGCCCTTCAAGGTGAGGGTGATTACTGGTGGCCCCGAGGGCCGCTATTACCTCTCAAAATATATCCAGCGTTCAACACACACCCACTTACGGAATCAGAACCCTTTCCGCCTGATTGGGGCTCCTATCACTCCAGAATACATGAATTCCCAGCTAGGCCCTTTGGGCCCTGGGCAATTCTATGTCTCAGGTGATTATACTGGGGCGACCGACAACCTCGATCCACGGATCAGTGAGGCAATAGGTCGTCGTATAGGCCTCAACGCAGGCTGGTCCTCAGAGACAATTGAACTTTACATTGACTCTTTGACCAAGCATCGGATTACCACCCTCCCTTTTAAGAATATTGAAAGGGGCCTCGAGGAGGCCTTTGTCTTCGGTGATGAAGCCTGTTCTGAGGTTTTGGAGGATCTTCAGCTCGATTGGATCCGTGATAATAGTGAGGAACAGTGTTGGGGACAACTGATGGGCTCACCAACCTCCTTCCCAGTCCTTTGTGTTGCAAATGCAGCTCTTACGAGTTATGCACTAATGCAGTACAGCCATACACGTTCGACTCTCCCTCGAGAGCCTCGTGATTGGCCGCTCGCCTTTAATGGTGATGATGTAGGATTTAAATGCACACAATCCGAATATGTGCTCTGGAAACAGGTTACCACTGCTGGTGGTCTTGCCCCTTCGATGGGCAAGAACTTCACTTCCACGGAATTTTGTGTGCTCAATAGCACCTTCTTCCGCTGGGATGGACAGGAATTCGTTCCTCTTCCATATATCAACTACGGACTTTTGTTCGGAGATGAGAAAGCGAAGGCCACGCAGGCGTTGGATAAGCGTGAGTTACTCGCCGAGAGCAGTGATCTCCGTACCCCTGGTATCGGCTCACTTGCTTCCGACCTGGTTAAAGGACACGGGCCGCGACTCCAGAAACAGCTTCTAAAGCGCTTTCTGAAGAGGTGGTCTCCGCATCTGGATGCCTTTTGTCCCCGTGGATTATCCTACTACCTCCCTACTCACCTTGGTGGCCTTGGCCTCCCTGTGGTGGGTGTATGGACAGGTGAGAGATCTCGCTATTCGCGGTCTCAGCTTGTCCTCGCTAGTCTCCTTGATCATGATCATGAAAGGCAGCGCCTTCTCCTGGCCCTTTCCCGGTTGAACTCCTCGGAGAACCCGGACCTTTGGACAGCAGCGAGTGGTAAGGTAGATGAGATGTTGGCCCGCTTCCCTCCCCTTTGGGAGCGGTGCCCTGAGAGTATTGGCAGTTGTGCAGGCGAGCAGTCTGAGGATCCAACAATGGATCTTCTCAGTCCCGCTCTAGCCTTGTCCGTTCTCGATTATGACTTCTGCTTGCAGAAGCCGGCGACCCGGTACGAAACTTGGAGGAACAGCCGTGAGCGGCTCTTCCGACGGGCCGAGCGCAGTACATTCCCTCCCATGGAGGAGAGTGCGATTGCCTCGGCCCGGCCCTGGCGAAAGACCTATCCTGATTTTACTGGATTTGTCAATCGCTCGGGGAGTATCGATCTTCGCCAATCGAGGAATCTTCCGAGAGGTCCAACCCTAACGACATATGGTGGTTAGTTTCCACAGCTATGATGGGGGCGCATGGGAATACGCTGGACAAACCGTTAGATTCAAC